CCGAGCAGCCCGCCGTTCTCATCCCGAAGGATGACCTTATAGCTGCCTTTGAAGTTTTGGCTGATGGCATAGTGGCCCTTGCGAGACTTGAACTCTCCCAGCACACTTTCCGCGACGTTGTCCGCCAGCTGCCCGTTGAGGTTTTTTGCGCGGCTCTCGATGGAGTCGGAATAAAGTTGTTGCCGCTGAAGGAACTTAAACACAGCTTCGCTGACAAGCGGTTGCCCGTCCTGAGTCATCAGTCCCGACTCAAACATCTCCTTCACCTTCGGGAAGGGAACTTCCTCATTGATGAGAAGCAGCGCAGAGTCAACCTCATCCTTTGTGAGGGCCTTGATTTCAGCCCGCAGCCCGTTCGTCGTCGGCGGGTCGAGGTCAGCAATGGACGCGATGTAGCTCTTGCTGTCCTTGAAGATTTGCTCTCCGTTCATCAGCTTCCCGACGCGGAAATCCACGTCCCGTTCAGCCTTCTTGATGACAGCGAAGATGCGATTGAGCAGGGGGTTCTGCGCGGCGAGTGCGTCACTCGGAACAACCTTCCGCGCGACAGTTTCCCCCATCTCCCGAATCATACTTCCGGCCGCGCCAAGTTTCGTCGCAGTTTGTTTGACAGCAACGTCCTCCGTCCGGAGCACGGCTTTGAAATCTTGAAGCCCGTCCAGCATAGGATCACCATATCGCCGCGCTTCTCCCACTTCAGGAAAATATGCACTGCGATAGATGGACTTCGTGTTCGCCGCTACAGGCGCGAAGACTTCAGGGCTGTCAGTGCGGAAGACGATCCATTGATCGCCCGGCGCGGGCTTGCCCATTTCCCCCTGAATCTTTTTCCGGAAGACAAACAGCCCGTCTTTCTCTTTCGCCATGCCCCAGCCGTCGCCGACGTTCGCGAACAGCTTGTTGTTGAACTTCCGCTCGATGCCGTTAGCTTTGCCTTGAACGCCTGGGCCTTCCGAGTATTCATACGGAACAGATTGTTCTCTCCGCGCTCCAACGTCCGGCTTCCGCGTGGAGGCTTTGGGTTTCCCAACCCCCTCCTTCACCTTAATCACTCGCGCGTCCATAGCGTAGAGGGAGAAAGTGTTTACGTCTAGCCCCGTGGCGCGATTGACAATCTCATCCACAGCTTCTTTCGAAGCAAACGCCCCCTTCGCCTGGGGATCGAAGCCCAGTCTTCTCGTCTCAGTCAGCCCGTGAGGATTGCCATACCTCGCAAGCCGGTTGATGAAGCCGGAGATATTATTGCTTTTCTTCTGCCCTTCCAGCGGACGATACAGTGCGCCCTTCTGCGAACGGTAAATCCCACTCGCTTGCGCTTCACCTGTCGGAGCGAACTTGGGCTCGATGTCCATGCGGATGAACTGCATCCGTTGATCGCGGTCCCGCGCAACCCTGGCAATCAGCCCTTCCGGCGGCGGCTTGGGATTATCGGCAGCCTGCGCCCGACCAAGCCATTCATTCATAGCCCGGACTTGGAAGGTCAACGGGCGGTCCGGAGCCGCGTCAGGGATGATGTCATGAATGCGGACGCCCCGGGACAACCGATCCACGACCAGACCCACACCGCCCCCCAAAAGGGCCGACCCGGCCACGTTGAACGCCCCTTCGCCCGCCAGAGTGCCGAGGCTTCGCATCTCCGCATCACGGCCCGTAAGGCCTTCATAGACCCCTTCAGCCAACCCCGACCCGCCAATGGCGATCCGCCCCGCCTCCACCACAGCGGCTTCAGCGCCCATGCCCAAGGCGCCCGAAACGAACGGTCGGCCTGGACCCGCCAAAGCTTCCGCGCCACGGATGAACCTCCCCGTCAGTGCTGCGCCACGCGCAAGTTTCGCGGCCCCGAGATAGGGAACGAACGCGCCCGCAGCTTGGGAGAGGAAACCGGACACCGGAGCGACCGCGCGGAACCGTTGCGTTTGAGCACTAGGTTCAATGCCGAAGAGTTCAGGGAAACTTTCCAAGGTCGAAAGGAAAAACCCTCCAACCTTTTGCCCTACGCTCATTCTCCCTGACCAAATGCCAGAGGGGCGCGCAGCCGTGCCGGTGTTCCAGTCGACCATTATTGACCTCGAGACAGCTGAATCATTCTTGCAACCGGATCACCGGCCTGTGCCCGTTCATTGACGAACGTCTGCAGTTGGGCTTGACCTTCTGGCGTCGCAGCCATGGTGGAGAAGAACTGTTGCACGACCGCCGCAGCCGCCATTGCTCCAGCTTCCTTCCCGCCCGCGCGCTGCGATGCTTCAGTTGCTGCGGCCGCCACGTCTTCGGGTAGAGCCGACAGACCGCCGGAAGAAACGGTAGAGTTGGCGAATGGCGCGAAGAGGCCAGCAGTGTTGCGAGCGTTGATAGCCGTAGCCGCAGCGATAGTGTCGGGAGTTTCCGGAACCCCTGCGGAAAGAATGGTCGTGGCCACAGCTTGAGCTTGCTGCTTCACCGGATTGGAGGCGTTGGCTTGTTGCAGTTCGAGCGCAGTGGCTGTGCCTTGGTTCTGCGCGGCCGCTTGGCCTTGAAGACCTTGAATGCCAGCATTGGCGCGGGCCAGCGAGAACTGGTTCTGCGTTCCAGCGTTGTTGCCTTGGATGTTCGAGTTGGCCATGGCCTCAGCAACCAGCGTGTCGAACACACTTTGCTTGTTCTCGAAGTCAACCCTCCGCTGGTTTTCGCCCGAGGTCCATCCACGATCGAGGTTCTGATTCCCGATCTGATTCCCCAGCATATCGACATCAATCCCAGCCTGAGCCAGAGCGATGTTCAGTTGCCGCTGCATGGCAGCTTGTTCACGATCGAGCGCTTCTTGCTCTTTCTTCTCGCCGCGGAATCCTTGAGCGGCGCCGCCACCAGCCAGCAGAATCAGTTGGCCCAAACCGGCCGCAGGATTTGCATTTGCAGCGCCGCCAGCAGCACCTTGGAGCAGAGCCGCGAACCGATCCCAAGCGTCGCCGGAGGTATCGCGCTCTTCAATCTTGCTGGCTTCACGCAGGTCCGCAAGGAGGGTGTCCTTGTCAGGCGCGACATACATAGGCATGTCAGCGGGACGCGCTTGTTGCGGCGCGTCAGGAAGGTCGAGGAGGGATTGCAGAACAGGATTGCCGATGAAGCTTTGCAGCTGGGCAGCGCTCGGCGCGACGAACATTCCAGCGCCAGCTGCACGTGCGGCAGCGGCTCCAGTCGGTGGACTCACTGCGATATGGAAGTGCGGGCCAGTGCCATTCGTTTTCCGCGTCTCGTCGATTGCCTCATGCACAGTCCAGCCGGCGGCACGATAGGCATTGGTATAGTCCTCGATCGTCTTGCCTGGTTCAGGAACAAAGTCGATCGCATTGCCGCGGAGGTGATAGGAGTTTGGCGCGCCCCCAACCTGACGGTTACGGTCGCGGGTGCGGTCGAGTCCAGTGACCCTTACACCGGGGAAGGCAGAGGTGAGGAATGCCGCACCTTGGGCAGAGGCTGAACCTTGCGGGGCCATGCTCGGGCCGGAGCCTTGCCGTGCAGCGAGTCCAAAGGGATCGCCGCTGACTGCAGTTTGTCTCCTCGGTTGAGGATTGACGGGAGCGTTCAGCCTATCCACATTGGGCTGAACGACATTGTTCCACAAACCCACAGCGGGAATAAACTCGGTAACTCGCCCAATGCCGCTTCCAGCAACGCGAAGCATGCGTTCCCACTGAGTCTCATTAGGATCAATCGGCTCCATGGTCATCCGAACAGTCCTCCGAGGCCACCAAGAATCGCGCCAATACCCGCGCCCCAAGGTCCGAACGCCGAGCCAGCACTTGCGCCGCCCAGCGCACCACTTGCAGCGCCGCCCACTCCACCGCCGCCCGAACCAGCCGGGCCAGTTGAGGTATTGTTGGTCGTCCCGTAGCCATTGCCGAGGGACAGAATCTGCGCCAGTCGATCCATGCCAGTCCATGGCATATCAGCGGCCCAGCGATATTCCTGATCCCCGAGATTCCCCAGCAGCATTCCGGGAGCGGTGAGTAGCGCATTCCCTTGGGAGAGAAGCGCACCGGAGTTCTGCTGCAGGTTCCGCTCGTTCTGGTAGTTCTGGAAGTAGGTTTGGTTCGCCACGTCCAGAGCGTTGCGGTTGAAATCTCCGAGTGCCTGGCCCCGCAGCAACCTCTCCCGATCGCCGCCGTAGGCTCCAGCCAGTTGCGCGCTGTCCCCAATCGCGAGGACGTTTTGATCCAGTTGATCCCGCAGCGGACGTTGCGCAGCTTCCACCGCACTGGCAATCCAAGGGTTGGTTGCTGGATCGAGGAAGTCCCCACGCGCAGTGCGCAGACCGAGGTTTTGCAGTTCAGCCCCACCAGTGCTCAGTTGCGGGGCGATCCCTTTCAGCCAATCCATGGCTTGCATCTGAGTCGCGTTCGGACCTGTGGGCATCGAGTCCATCGCGGTATTCGCGCGGGCGTAGATGTCCTGAATCGCCTGACCTTGCGGCCCCCACGGAGTGTTGGTCGAGACACTCGTTGTGGTCTGCTTCTTGCTGCCGCCCATCAGACGATCTCCAGCTGATAATAGGTGAACACTGGAGCGGCCCCCAGCTTTTCATAAAGCTTCTGCAACCCAGGACGAGCCACTTGCCCGCCGATGGACTCACACTGGAAAGTCTCTGCGATCACCTTGAGGTCCGCACAAGCCTCGTCCAGCACCGAAAGAATACCACGCCCTACGATGCCATACACCTCAAGTTGCCTCTTGCCCCCCGAGATCGTGGTTTGGGTAAGTATCAGGCCCTGTCCGCAGCGCCATATTTGCAGCTTCTGTTCCTCGACGAGGCGGATATAGTCTTCGAGTTTCAGCCCATCATCAAGTTGTTTGGCGAGCTTAAACAGCAAATGGAGTTCATCCGTTGTGAACTCTTCCGGCCAGGAGAGAACTTGAAGTGGAGGCGGGCTCATGTTTTCACAATCCACTTACAGGTGAACCAAGGCGGAAGGAGGGAGATTGCTTCACTCTCCCCGGCGAGGGTTGTGGTGCCGGACAAGGAAGCTGGAGTATTTGTTCCGGTGACGGTGGTGGAGTTGAGGCCGATTCCCGTTGTGGCAGAGTTAACAGCAATGCCTGTTGTCGCACCTTTGGGGAAATCACTGCCGGCCAAGGCATCGACCAACGCTCCATCTTTGAGCACACTTGCAGGAGTCAATCCGTGCGTGTGGCCAGGATCGTTGACTCCGTGATTGTGCGGCACTCCAGTCCACGCGTGATTGTGGTCAGGGATCGAGATTGCAAGTTCGACCTCCGGCAGGTTCTCCAGCGCAAGAGTGAACTCATCTTCCCCACCGTATAAAGCCGAGTCCAGGTTGGAGAATGGCAATCGGCCACGAGTGTCGGGAAGCGCGAAGAGAGTTTCAGGGACAGAAACGTCAGTGTATTTCCGACCATAGACTCCATACAGGCCTGGGTAAGAATCCACTTCCAGCAGTTGACCGTTCTCCCACCGCCAGCCATCAGGGATTACATCGCCACCCCAAGGAATCCTGTGTCCTGGCATGTAGCCAGAACCATAGGCACTGCCCGCACCACCGCCACCGCCGAGCCCGGAACCCTCTTGCTGCAACGCCAGAGAGAAGCGCTGCATAAAGTTCCGCGCCCACTCATACATAGCGTTGGGGTCGCTTGAGGTTGGAAAGGGAAAGTCAATCATCGTTGAATCGCCGTGAGGCTACCGAAGATTTCCAGCCCCGTGATGGCCCAAGAAACATCAACGGCTGTGGAACGGAGTTCGATTGTGAGGTAAATGGATTCCTGCCCCACCCAGTTCTCTCGCGCGAGTGCCGTCCACGAGGTCCAATAATCTGGCTCGCCAGGAGTTTCTCCAAAGCCGAAGCGAACCTGACAGGCGCCAGTTTGTTCCATCTCAAACCGAACCATGTCCCAGAGTTTCCACCGATCCATGTCCCCCGCATCGAGGGAGTTGGTCCGAACTCGCGCAGGGAGCGCGGCATTGCCAGCGTTCACCCCTTCGTCAAAGAAGCCCCACTTGTTGCCGATGGCAATCAGCGGCCGGCCGGTGGCCTCACCTTCGATCACCTGCGCTTCATCAAACGCTCCGGCAGGGAGAAGGAAGATCGTCCAGGATTGGTTCTTGTAGTTATACCCCACAGCCCGACGAACAGAGTCCTTGCACATAAAGCTCCAAATGCAAAGGTCTTTCGACTGGTAGTGAGTCCCGCGAACGCTGTAGTAAAACGCAGGGTCTGCGTTGTCCTTGATCCAGCGCTTGATCGCTGGAGTATCAACATACGCGAAGCTCACTCCGTTGTTGCGGAAAATCCCGTTCGAGGAGAAACCATAATGTTCGTTCACCACAGGAACAATCGCGTCTTTTCCGACAGCGCCGATGCCTTGCAGCCTTTTCTTCGCCCCGAACCAGTAAGGCCCTCCGACGTATTGCACCACGCCGAAACCATTGCTGGAATAGAAGCCAATCACGTCCCCGAACTGTTCCGCCGCGACAATGCCGGAGTCCAGGTCACGAATGGGTAGCCCACCCGCAGAGTTGTCCGTCGATGGTTCCCACAGCACGGGATTGCTCTTCGAGCACCAGCGAACTTCCTGCTCATCAATCGAGGTGTTGAAGACCAGAAGGTGGTTCTCGAGTTTCCGAATGACCTTCGCAGTGGTGAAGTTCGTTCCAGCGACGTTATGCGCGCTGCCGGTATTCTCCCACACTTGCAGCTCATCGACGTTGTTCGTCGCAAAGAGGAAGGTGCCGAAAGTTTCCAGGCTCCACTCGGTGCCAGTATAGCCCGTGCCGAGAACGTCCTGCGTTCCATCGGCCCATTTATAGAGCTTATCCGCCGTGCCATAATAGACGCGTTCCTCACCATCGGCATAGGCTTGAGCGAATGCCACGATCGCAGCGTCAGCCTCAGCTTCCTCTGTATATCCTGATAGCTTCTCCACCCGTCCGTCGAAGAAGAGGATGTTCTCCCCTTCCTTCCACAGCGCGAGTTGATTCGCGGGCATGGACGGAAAGAGTCCGGTGACCAGGACTTCGGGCTCACGAATCTTGAGAAGTGGCGTCATGGGTCAGCGTCCAAGAGGGGAGTATTGCATAGCCTTGCTGGTTCCGCCTCGGCGCTTCCGCTCTTCCTCGGCGACAAGAACTGCTTGCAGCGCGCGCTCGAACTTCATGTTGTAGGCTTGAAGCATCCGATCATCCTTGAGGTCGATCGAAGCCTCGATAAGCGTCTGCGCCTTGAGGAGGTTCTTGTAGTAGCGAAGCAGGGTCGGGGTTTCGTCATCATCTTCTGGCCAATCGGTGTAGAACACTCCACGAACCTGAACGTAGATGTTGCTCCGCGGCCGAGCGTCCATCCAGATGTCGTCTTCGCTCAGCCAGTAGTAGGTGGGATCGCCCGCGTCGATCGAGGAGATTTCTCTCGCGTCGATCTTTTTCAGATACCCGAATACGTCCGAGTCTTGCCGCGAAACGAGCCGCACAAAATCCAGCGCCTTGAATCTTTGCGTGAGTGGAATACGATTCGAGTCCACGTCCCCCGCAACGACCTCGGCCTCTTGCGTCCGCTCCATATAGCTGAAGCTGTAGTTCTGCTCCAGCCACAGGGCCGCATCTTCCGCCCATCCGGGAATGAGGGCGTCCACCGAGTTGCCTCGGCGCAGAGCCAAGGAGACTTCAGTATGGAAAGAGGCCAAGGTCATCGAGGATTACTCCGGCTTGTCGGTGGGGGACTGCTCAGGCGCGGCAGGTTGGCCGGCTTCCTGAATGGCGCCGAGCAGGTCCATCACGTCAGGTTGGAATGCGCGGAGGCCAAAGGCCTTGACTGCGGTGTCCATGCACATCATCAGCGTTTCCATCCGCTGCGGATTGAGTTTCAGGTCTTTCACGATTCAGTCTCCGTTTCTTCGAGTTTCGGGAGAGCCGCATTGTAGGCTTCCCGTGCGGCAGTGATGCCGTCTTCCAGCGTGGCGGCGCCATACTGGTTCTTGTAGCTTTCGGCCGCGCGCGACAGCACGAACGAAAGATAGTCTGCGTCGGTTTTCAGTTCCCCTTCAGGGACAGTGTCCGACAGCTTGATCTTGAACTCGGTCATTTCTTTCTCCTTAAGTATCGGTCACGATCGTTTTGACCGTGCCGTCTGCGAAGACGATCTTGAGATCGCCATCAGCCGCATCGACGTAGATGCGAGCTTTTCCGGTTCCGGCGCCAGGGGCTGCAACCCCGTCATCAACGGAAAGATAGGTGGTGACTACAGGCACGGTCGTCGTGAACGCCGTGTCCGTGAACTTGCCGCGCAGGACGTTCGCGCCCGTGTAGAACTGGACTTCCGAGCCCGTCAGCTCAATGGGCAGGTAAGTGCCCGTGCCAACATACTGTTGACGAAGATGCGCGCCAGCAGCGTCAGCCCACAGGGCCAGTCGGGCGAAGTTGCTGGCGTCGGTGTAGGTTTCGTAGAGGAAGTAGAACTGGTTGACCGCAGCGTTGCGCTGGGCAAGCTGCCCCGAGGCCTCGCGGTAGAGGGTCGTGTCTCCACCGATGCGCAGGAAGCCCTGAACGCGCGCATCGCCAGCCAGGTAGAGGTTGTTCGGCCGGTTGGCGCCCAGTGCACCGATGTTGTAGGCCGCGTCGGTGTTCCAGATGGTGTGACCGCTGGTGTCGATCTGGAAGATATTGCTGCTGCCCATCTGGAACTGGACGGCGCGGGCGACTCCGGTGCCGAGGTTCTGCGTCCCGACGACGAAGACGTTGCTCGACCAGCCCGCCGTCCCGCGTTCGAAGTTAGAGGGGTCGGTGTAGGTGTTGTACAGGCGGAAGGTCTGTGCATTCGTGGCGTTGCGCTGAGCTAGAACGTTGGCCGCTTCAGCCACCAACGTTACCTCAAAGGCCGCGCCTATATTCACGATGCCGCCACGGGCATAGAGGAAGTTGGCGTGAAGGCTCGCAAACGCGCTGTCGTCGGCCAAGCGGGCGTGAAGCTCTGTCGTGCTGCGCTTCAAGGCCGGGAAGCTCGCAGTAGTGCCGCCGAACTGGAGACGGCCGAAGTCCGACGCCGCGAAGTTGTAGAGGCCGATGACGCCATCGCTCGGCGAATAGATGCCAGACCGCGAACCACCCCAAGAGAAGCGGGCGTTCAGGCCGGAATACACGTCAGTCCCGGCATAGATGCTGCGCGGACGGTTCGTGCTGGTACCGCCAATGTCGTACAGGTTGTCTGCTTGCGCGAAGATGCGGCCATCTGTGTTGATGATCCAGTAGGCATTACCTGCGGCGCCCAGGCTCAGAGTGCCGGCGGCATAGACACGCATATTGCGCGCTGTGCCCGTGCCGGCGCTTACCGTCGTCAGATCAAAGTTGTTGCCGCTCCAGCCGATAGAGCCCCGCTCATAGTTCGAAGCATCGGTGTAGGTGTTATACAGGCGGAAGGCTTGGGCGTTCGTCGAGCGGCGCTGAGCAAGAACATCGGCGGCGTCGCGAGTCAGGAACAAGTCGTCCGCCACGCCGAAGCGGAGTGATCCCGTGTCGCTCAGAGCTGACAGATAGGCAGCGGTAAATCCGGCGGGACCGCTGTCGTCAGCCAAGCGGACCGCAAGGACGTTGCTAACTTTCTTGAGCGCCGGGAAGCTGGAGGTTGTGCCACCGAACTGGAGGCGGCCGAAGTCGGTCAGCGCGTTGTTGTAGAGCGCAAAAACCCCATCGGCGGGCGACTGAAGTTTCGAGCGCCCGTTGATATAGAAACCGCCGCCCGAGTCCGCGCGGACGTAACCGGCCGAGATAAGAGCCGTTGCCGCAAAGATGTTGCGCGGATCGTTCGAGCCACTGCCTATGTCATAGGTATTGTGGACTTCGGCCAGGAAGTGCCCCGTGCCGCCGGGGACGTTCCACCGCTTCGTGTTGCCCGACATGAGCGACAGTTGGCCCGCGCCGCCGGTCCCGATGTAGAGGTCGCGATTGACCCCCGTGCCCGCCTGCTCGGTGCGGATGACGGCGATGTTCGAGGTAAAGTAGAACTTCAGCGCCTCGTGGTTCGAGGGGTCGGTGTAGGTATTGTGGAGCCAGAAGCCCTGGGCGTTTGCCCCGTTGCGCATGGCGATCGTGTTTGCCGCCTGCCTCGCCAGCAGCGCGTCATTCCCCGGCCCGATCGCCAATCCTGCTTGCGACAGCGCCCCCACCTGACCCCCGCCAACAAACCACTCATAGCGATTATTTGCCCGGCTATAGATCGAGTAGTCGTTGTCGTCGTAGTTGATCCCAGGATTAACCCCGCCCGACATGAACAGGATATACTTGCTGTCGATGTAAACCTGATCGACGAACATCGCATCAGCGTTGAGGGTCGTAACCTCAAGGTCGAAGAACTGAGCGTAGTGGGAATACGGGCGAGACGCTGGTGCGTAAGTCGTTCGCACCTGACCCAGGGTGTTGGCGAAAACGTGCACCGAGCTAATGCCGGTATGGTGGCCCGCAACAGTCGGGTTAATCCCCCAGCCATCATTGTCGTGAATCTGACCGCCAACGATATTCACTACGCAGACATTCGAGTCGTTTCGAATGCCGTCGCCAGCATGGTTGAACTCGCGCTGGTTCACCATGCCGATCTTGCCGCCGGCTCCAGCCTTGATCCAGAACCCGTGACCCGCGCTTGAGGCGTTCCACACTCCAGTCATCTGGACCAGGATATTGCCTGGGTCATTGTGGATGATGCTGGCTGCGCCGGTCGCACTATCGCACATCGTGCCGTTGAAGAACAGCTCACGGTTCTCTTCAGCTTGCAGCGACTGATCGAACTGGACGTTGACTCCATTCTCGATGAAGTCCGAAACGCACAGCTGCAGTCCGCCGAAGCCTCCGCCCATCAGGACGCCAATCGCGCACTCCCCGATCTTCCGCACGTTCAGCCAGCAGTTGGCTTTCGGCCCCGCACCGAGAGTTCCTCGAACCGAGGCCCCCACGTTTTGCACATAAATGTCTTCAGCACAGATCGGGACATTATCCACGCAGTCAGCGTAGACGCCATTCCAAAGATTGTTGCCTCGCACGGAAGCGAAGAGTTGGCCTTGAATGGACTCGAACTGGAGCGTCGATCGCACCGAGTGCTTGGCGCGCGCAGCGTAGCCGTCAGTCATAACCGTCAGCGACCGAATCGAGATGCCGCGAATGGTGCAGCTATCATACTCGGCTGCACCGTCGCCGATGACGAGCAGGTCGATATCGTCAGCAATACCGTTGTAAATCAGCGAAGTGCGCTCGCCAATCCAAGCCAGCTTGTTCGTGATGACTTCAAGCTGTTCCGCGAAGTAGTAGTTCGCGCCCTGCTTAAACACCAGCACGCCATCATTGGTTTGGCGCTCGGCTTCGGCCAGAAGGATAGCTTCCGAGTTGTCGAACTCTTCATCATCGGGCCGGGCGCCATGATCTTCAGGCGTGACGATATAGATGCCGCCAGCTTCTCGAAGAGCTTTCGCGCTCGTCAGATTCGAGAAGTCCACGTCCAGCTTGCTGACGACGAGCGCGGCGATTCCCTCAGCCGTCGCTTCGCCAATCTGCGTGATGATGTCCTCAAGTTGCTGAATAGCCTCGCCAACAGCAATAGCGTTCGACAGTTGCGCGTAGTTCAGCGGCCAGCCTTCTTCAAGCTTCGGGCCGTAGATTCGCAGCAGAACAGTGTCGAAGTAGAAATCCCCAGGAACGCCTACAGCGGTCGGGGGAGCAGTCGTGCCATAGACGAAACCATTTCCACGAGCGCCTTGCGGGCCAGCATTGCCCCGACGGGCTTCTGTCCGGCGTTCGGGAGAGTCGAAGGTCGCGCCCATTGGTCAGTCTTTCGAAAGAGGAAGGGTGAAGGGGGATTGCTCCCCCTTCAGGTCGGCACTTAGTAGCGGCCGCGAGCCGAAACAATCAGCTGTGCGGAGGTCGTCACGGCCTGAACGTTGAGGGCTTCGCCGGCAACAGTGAAGCAGTCGTCATCGAAGTAGATGTGCTGCGGAGAAGCGCCGACCGGCGGAGCGTAGCCGCGCCAGATCACAGTTCCGGCGGAGAGAATCACCACCTCGGTGCCGACCGTCGCGTCAGTGTTGACGATCGAGATGCGGTCGAGGTAGATCGACTTGCCGGCGACTGCGGTCTTGAGGGCCACTGCGACGGTGTCCTGAATGCCATTGGCAACGCCAGTGTATTTCCACTTGGTCGTGGGAGCGTCAGCAACGGCATTGGTATTCGGGGTCAGATCGCCCATGGAAGTTGTCCTTGAAGTAGGGGAAAGAGAAGATAAAGGGGGATTGCTCCCCCTCAATCCTTAGGCGTCGTCAGCGATGTCGTCGCGTCCGGTCTTGACTCCGGTAATCATCCCGAAGGTGTAGGGGTGATTCAGCTCCAGACCGGCCTCGGCCAGCCAGCCGGCGCGCTTGGCATCTTCGCCCGGCAGCTGGAGGTTCGGCTCGAACTTGACATCGCGGCCCTTGAGGGGACGGTAGGTCAGGTTGGCCATGTCCAGGATGACAGCGGCATTCGACATGGAGGTGAAGGAACCTCCAGCCGTCGTCGGGTTGGCGCCGCCCGTCATCTGGCTGAAGAGCGGGTGAGCCTTCAGAACCAGCGTGCCGTTCGGGGTGATCAGACGACGGATGCCGCCGATGCCGTATTCGCTGACCTGTTCGGACAGTTCATACTTGGCCTCGCCAGACTTCCGCACCATGCGGGACAGTGCGGTCAGGAAGGTGTTCCCGGCCATGACCATCTTCTCTTCCGAACCGTAGCGGAACAGTTCTTCGGAGATTCCGTCCAGCCAGTCGGGAGTGATGATCCCGTCTTCCGGCGCCCACTTCCGGTTCTGCGGGATGAACGAGATGACCCCGTCCGTCTGGCGCAGAGGGTGGCCGTTGCGGATGGTGACAGCTTTCCGGCCGAACCAGAAGGCCATTTCCATGTCCATGCCGAACAGCTCGAGAGCATCACGCTTGGCTTCCGCTTCCTCAGGGCCGGTGCGGGTATCGGTCGCCGCGGCCGTGTTGGTCAGACCGTAGGTCTGGCGGAAAATTTGCGTGTAGTTGATCAGCTCTTGCGGATCGAAGCTGACCGGATCAGGCGCCATCGAGCCCTCTTCATAGGCCGAACCGATGACCTTGAGGTAGGGGTTGACGTTGGCACCGTCGTAGTCGACTCCGAGTTGGGCCGCGCCGGCAGTGGCAGAGAAACCGCGGATGACCGAGATCGTGCTGCCAGTCGTGGGCGTGGCGTTGACGTAGAGGATTTCGCCCGTTTCCTCGACGTAGAGACGGTCGCCTTCCTTCAGGCTCTGCGCGGAGCAGAACGCCGAATCGACCGTGATGTTCTCGACATCGCCGGCCTCGTGATCGCCGCCGCCGGAAGCCAGCATATCGGCGCCGAGACGCAGACGACGATCCTGCATCTGCTTGGTGAACCAGTGGAACAGCGGGTCCGTGGTCGGCTTGGTCTTCATGACCGTGGTGAGCGCGAGCAGGAGGGCCTTGTTCATCCCTCCGCGAGCATACATTCGCAGAATCCCCTCGCGGAAGTTCTGCGGGCGGCGGCCTGACGGAGTGTCGAAGACCGTGGTATTGACGAGACCAGCGATGGCCATGAGGATAGTCCTTTGAAAAAGGCGAGGGCTCTATTAGAACCCTGCGTCCATGAGACCGAGCATATCTTCCGGGCCGAAGCCCGCATTGCTCGAGGCGGGTGCGGGACGAGCGGAGCCTGTCACGAAGGGCTGCGGGGCCTCGACCTTGGCAGCGGGAGCGGCACCCTTGAGGGTGATTCCCGTTTGCTTGGCGAATGCACGGGCAGTCTTTCCGATCTTGTCGCGCATCTCCGGACCATACTTGGCCTGGGGATTTTGCTGCGCGATGACCTGTGCCACTCGAGCGACCAACTGCGGAACCTCCTGAAGATCAGGGAAGGCACCGTAGAAGTCCTGCTGAGTTTCGACAGCGTGGCGTTGGGCCTCGACGGTCTGAGCTTGCGCTTGAACCATCCGAGGGGCATGAAACTCCTTGACGCGATTGTCAGCCATTGCGAGGATCGCATTGCCCCATGAGGTGAGAACCCCGATGAGTGCGTCTTCACGTTGGCCAGGGTCCTCGGAGTTGAAGATGGTGTCGAGGACCTGGGGAGGAATCATGCCACGCTTTGCTTGCAGCGGCATGTAGGGCTTGTCGTCGTCCCCTGCGGGGGATTCGACCGGAGCGGGAGCCGGAGCTTCCACAGCGGTCGGGGTAGGCGTCGGGGCAGGGCTTGTGCCGAGCACCAACGAGGCGAGCAGACCGGCGTCGATCGGCTCTTCTCCATCCCCTGCATTTTCAACCGCGGCAGGTTCCGCATTGGTCGTGGGCTGGATGGGAGTGGGGTCGGCGGCAGGAGCTGGTTCGGGCTCAACTGCCGCAGGAGTGGGATCGCTTTCACTCACGAACAGGTCGTCATCGAGCCGATGCTCGAAGAAGGCGTCCATGTTCGCGTTCAGGTCCTGTTCCTCTTGGGACAGAACGGGAGCGGCTGCGGGGCTGGTTGCGTCGGTCATGAGGTGGGTTCTTTCTTTTCTGGCACTGGAGTGAGAAGCCGCTCCAGCAGGGTGATGGTGAACTCAACTGACTTCCGCTCGCGGGAGAGTTCGGTTCCCTTGAGCACTTGGGCAGAATCTTCGAGGTCTAGTCTGGATTGAGCATACCCTATCGCGTCGGAATACGCAAGCAATCCCCGAACGATTAAGTCGAGGGGTTGGCCTTCTGCGGCCATATTCCGCAACATGGTCCGTTCGGTATTTCCGAGTAGCCTACCGGAAATCATGTCTGCGAGCTGGTCGAGACGGTCCGACCACTCAGTGTTTCGCTTAAAGCTAAAGCGTTCAGGGTATTCCATGGATTAACCTCCAAGCCCTGGAAGGGCGGCCGACAGTGGAATGCCATTGCCCGAGCCGATGGCCTGAGCTTGTTGCGTTTGGGAGACGACGTTCAGCTTGAAGCTGGCGATATTCTGCGCGCCGCCGAGCTGACAAATCCAGTCGAACATCGCGGAGACATCGTATTGCTGGCGAAGCTCGGGATCGGCGAGGACTGCGGAGAAGACCTCCTTCCAAACATCCAGCATTCCGATTTTGTCCATGGGCAGAGTGCCGTCGTGGACGGGGAAGTAGAAGTCGCCCTGGATGGATTGGGGAGTGATGCGGACGGAGTTCGCTTTCGCGTCCTGACCGAGAACGGCCAGTTCCATTTCCTCACTGAGGAGGGCTTGGTAGTTGAGGGTCTGCTGTTGGGCGAGGCCGGACAGGGCCATGGCGGAATAGAGTTTCCCCTTGGAGGCGAGGCGTGAAGTGCCAGCCTCGCTTGAGGTTCTGATTTCCGTCGCGGTCTTCCGACCTCCAGCATCTTGCAGCCCGCGAACATTATCCGTCGCACCCGTCAGGTCCGAGGCCAGCCTTCCGAACATCTGGAAATCTCCCAGGTGTCCTCGGGTAACGTCCTGCACTGGAAGCTGGAAGATGGCGGACTTTGGATCGGCAAGGCCAAAGGCCGTGTTCTTCAGCCGGATCAACTTCCCAGGCTTGGGATTGATGAGATCATCCTCTTCAATCTTCGTCGGGTCGTAGACGAACTGGTTGTTCAGGCTCGCGCGCACGTTGTAGATGTGCGAGTTCATGAACCAGCTCATCATCTGCTGCATCGGGCCGAGCATATCCACAGTGCCGAGTTGGCCGAAGGAATACCCCGTGGAGTTGGGCTCGGCAACCTCAACCGGATGCTTGCCGGAGGGCAGGTCCATCTTGAGAGCTTGAACGATTTGGTTTTCGTTCAGCCAGGTGAAGAGCCACTTCTCGGGAATCTCACTATCCCCAAGCCCAAAGTCCTTCGGGATGATCTCGATCGTGCCCTGATCCACCTGATAGTTCGGGGCCACCGTGTTGGCAGTGCCGGAGAAGTCTGCGCCGGGATTGGACAACCCTCCAGCGCGCGTGCCCCGCGCTGAGTCGCTATCGCGGCCCTCGGTGGAGTTGGGGAGGGATTGGGCTCGCTTGACGTGCCGAAGCTGGCCGGCGCCCTCAGCCTTGAGCAGGACGTGCTTGCCTTCGAAGGCTCGCCAGAACACAAACTCTCCCTTCTCATTCACCTCGTGCATGGGACAGCGCGGGTCAGGGAAGAACATGTAGGGGTCGATGTTGGCAGTCTCGTTTCCCTCAAAGGCGATGTAGGGATGCTCGACGCGAGTGCCCGCGGGTGGCGGCATTCCGAGGGAAGCGTAGATGTCGATGAGACCTGGATCGGGCGGCATGAGGATGGAGGAGGTTTTTATTTCCTTCTTCCACATCGTGCGAAGCACTGCCAGGCCATAGGTCTCCCCATCCATGAGGAAGAAGTAAAGGGTGCGGAGGAACTTGGTGTAGTCCGCTCCGTATTGGAGCAGCATTTCCATGTGCTTCGCGCGGACAACCTGCTCGGGACGGTAGCTGCCGACAGAGAAGATGGGGTTGCGGCCGCCCAGCATATGGAAGAGATAGGTGACGATCGTGTTGACTGTCGCCCAAGCGAAGGGGACGTTGATCTCCACCGCCACACCTGGGCCGCCACGATCTTCCTCCATCTGCTTCAGCATCGCGTCGTAGTCGCTGAGGCCGATATAGGCTTGGAGGAGGAGTTCGTTCGCGCGCCAGCGGGGATAGAAATCCTGCATCTTGCTTTTGCTGTAGCGAATGCGCGCGAGCAAGTGCTGGAGCATACGCTCATGTTGCGGCGACTGCGGCGCGAGGTAGTCGATCGGGGATTCGTCGGAGCCGATCGAGCGGATGGATTCAGCCATTGGGGTCGTCCTTCGGGAAGGGAGCGAAAACGGTCACAGTGAGCGGGCGCTCAGGAAGGGAAATGCCTTCGCGACGAAGTGCACTTTCGAGGGAATGAACATACTGTTCCAGGTTACGAATATCACCACGGAGTTCAGCGATTTGCGCGTTGTTCGCCTGGGTGAGGGTTTTAAAGCCGAGGTTGATCGCGGCCTGCATCTGGGCGGACGCGGAGTTCTTCCCTCCGAAGAAGGCAATAACGCCAGTGGTGATCGTTGCGATAGCAGCCACGATAGCTGTCCATACTATTGCTGAGTGCTCATTCATGGGGCAGCTCGGAATCCAGACACAAGTCGAGGAGAGAGAGGGGGAAGCTTGGCAGCTGGATCGAAGTCGAGACTGGTATTCAAGCTAGCGAAGGGATCGAGGAGAGTGATCGCCATGGCGAGAACATCTGGCGCGTCCTTCTTCCCATTCGGCCACTCGGTGAGTTGAGTTTCAAGTTCAGGGAAGACTCCATTAAATGTGAGTTTGCCGGCGTAGAGGAGAGGCTTCAGGATGCCCTGGACACGCGCCTCTTTCCCGGTTTTGCCATGGACGATGGGGGTTACCTCGAAGTAGGCGTCCATACCCAGCTTTTGGCTGCGGGAATACTGCTCGCCGAGGATGAGGTGGACGAGGGCTTGCTGGTAGGCGATCGCCTCGACTCCATGCCGGCGGAATGGAGCGGGGATTTTCACCATCCACTGTTCGTGGAGTTCGAAGAACTTCTCCACTTGCTCGGCAGGGTCCATGCCCTTCTTGGCGAAGAGGTCGATGCAGTGTTTGTTGCCGCCCTTCTCAATGCCAGCCACCGCAAAGGCGCAGAAGTCCGCGCCAGCTGCTTTGGAGATTGCCGGGTCGCAGACGAGTGCCATGCCGACAAAGCACTCAAGCCCCTTGGCGATGCGAACGATCTTGCTCGCCGGGAACATTTGCGCTTCATCACTCTTATACACCGACATGTATTCGAGGTAGAAGGAGGGAAGTTCGCCCTCCGCAGCCATGTCGAGCTTGAGCTTCTCAATGGCCTCAAGGTCCATCATGTAGGGCCAGAGAGCGTCGCCCTGCCGATCCACCGCGCCGAAGCGGACGCAGGTGAAACGCTCACTCTTAATGACCTTGTTCAGGATTGCGTCGTTGTGAAGGAGTGTGCCGATGATGAAAATCCGCCCGCCCTTGCGCTTGGTTGGGAGAGCGGTGCCGAAGAACCAAGTGGAGTCTTTCTTCCGCTGGGTCTCAACTTGCACACTTTCACTGTCTTCGATGTCGTCGAAGATGATAATGCCTGGGCGCTTGGCGCGTTTCGAGAAACCGCGGATTTGACCGCCCCGACCCACTGCGCCGATCTGAACTCCCTTGGTGGTCTCGAGATAGTTCTCGGTGTTCTTGAGAGGGGACTGGCGAGTTGGAAGGTGCTCGCCGAAGACTGATTGGAGGATAGCGTTGTCGGGGTCTTCAGCTGTCCCGCCGAGTTCACTCTTCAGCGTTCCGAGTTGGCGCTCAGCATGTGCGCCGCTTTCCGAAACATAGAGGAAGAAGTCCTCTTGCTGGTAGAGCGCGTCGATTAGATTGGCCGCGTTCATCACTGTGGTTTTGGAAAAACCGCGCGGCATGATGACGCCAGCGTGATCGCCGACATTGAGCAGAATCTTGGGGTTGCCTTCACTGTCGAAGCTCAAATCGAAGATGGGCTTCCCTGAACCCTCCTCGATGAAGTTGGTGAGAATCTTCTCGAGGTCGTGGTGAGTCCATTCCCCCTCTTCATCTCTCCACTTCTCCTTCCCGAAGTCCAGAAGGAACTCGGTGCGGCGTAGCCTCATCGCCAGAATCCCCCGATGGACCCAGGGCATCTTGGTCGGGAACCACTCCTTGAGGAAGATGCGGCAGAACTCACTAGGCGAGCGGAGGCACTTCGCGGCGAGCGCGAGCGTTTCCTCCTTTGTAAGTCCCACAGCGTCCATGGCTCAATACATCGGGCGGTTGAAGGCGGAGAAGAGCGGGGCGAGCGAGCCCCACTTTTGTGCGAGAGAGTTCTGCGTTTGGGGAAGACTGGAGGTGAAGGGAGTGACCCCGCCGCCGCCATTGACCTGAGGCTGCTGAACATTCTGCAGCTGAGGCTTCATCCCCATTTCCGCACCAGGGCCACCGTTCACTTGCGGCTGGCCGCCGCCTTTGATGAGCGCGAGGATGGCCGGGTCGAGGCCCTGAACGCCGCCAGTGTTGGCGCCTGCAGTTCCGCGGTAATGCTCCATCATCGAGTGGCCGATGCCTTGCAGTCCGTCGCCGAAAGTGGCGCGGAAACCGTTGGCGGGATTGTTGGCGAACTGCTGTCCGCCGGTAAGGGCGGTCAACCATGAGGGCATATTCATCATCGCGGCATCACCGAGGCTGGGTTGTGAAGCTCAAGGCCTTGAAGGGCCTGCTCCTGGGTTTGGAAGTTGGACAGCTCTTTCACAACGGAGGGCGGCACATCGCCTGCAAGGGGCTGCCCGGTGAGTTGACTCTGCGCGTAGTAAGCCGCGGCCGAGGGAGAAAGCCTCGCATCGAAAACACCTTCAGCAACGCCTTGGGTGTAGGCGTTGCGGGAGATGACTGGATCGGGGGAAAGGGCGCCATGGATCAGGGCTTGAACTTGAGGGTTCACTCGTGGCTGTTGCAGGGCCACGCCTTGCGGCATGATGGAGCCGGTATTGCTCGCAAGCGGCCGCGAGCCCTGCGCAGCCGCTTGCTCTCGAAAGGGAGCCTCGAGCAGTTGATCGAGCACTTGAAGCTCTTGCGAAGTCGGCTGCCCTTGGGCGTTCCGATCTTGAAGGGGCTGCATTGTCATAGCCACTGTAAAGTCCCGAAGGACTCCTCCGATGCGAGGAAAGCCTCGATTGAGTTAAAAATGGGGCCGGGAGTGTCGGCCGTGATCCACTTGCAAATGAGAAGGCACTTCACTGGAAGGCCGAAAACGTGTTCGAGGATTGGTTTGTAAAGGCCTTCCATTTGCTGTTTGCCGTGCGGGCCGCCGGTCAGTTTCATTTCCACGAGGAGAGTCCGAGTCTTGAACTGGATGAACCCGTCGGGGTGCGCGTAGCCTCGGCCGATCTTCGTGTCGTGAAACTGAAACCAGGCATCTTGAAGGGGATGCCCTCGTCTAGCGAGTTCCTTCCCCACTTTCCTCTCGAACGCCATGCCCGCCGCCCGCGACCCCCTCAATCGTTTCGCCTCCGGAATGTTGCTCGGACGCTCGCATTGCGATGCGAAGGAGAGCGCTCCGATTTTCCGGGGCGAGGGTATTGGCTTCGCGCGCAGCCTGGGCTTCTCGAAGGTCTGCGAGTTCGCTCGCGGTGAGGGTGGTCGTGACATTGTTGTTGTTTACCGTTGAGGTTTTTCCATGACCAGTGCGATCGGCGACAGCTTCGACGACCTTGATGAGTTCGCCGGCGGAGATAGAGTCGGGGTTTTCCACAATCTTCTGGTGGAGAACCTCGATGGAGTCGAAGCCGAGCGAGGCCAGCCGTTGGTGGAAGTCGGCGCGAGAAAGAGTGTGGGCTTCGCTCTCGAGTTCCTTGTAGTGCTCCACCAGTTCTTGAAACTGCGGATCACTTTTGAGGACGGAAATCCTCGCTTGGGAATAGCCCGTGATCTCGGAGATGGTCACGGCCTTCTCCCCCTGTGCGATCAGCCTTGCCAGCTCATGATGGCTTTGGCGAATCTGCTGGATGGAGATGGGCTTGATCGCACCTTCGCTCCCCGCGTCGAGAAGGTCGGCCGGCTCAAGCTCCCGCCCTATGGCAAAGGGAAGGTCTTTCTCCCTGCGCCCCGGCCGCACACTGGTTGCCAACAACTGCGCCTCCAGCTCCGGCGTGAAGATTGTGGGTTGAGTGGACATTACTCGCAGTGCTCCTAATCTTGAATCCCACCATACGGGAGAAGCCGGGCTTTGGCTATAGCCTGGGAGCGGATTGGGTTTAGGGCGGGGAATGGGTATATAGAGGACTCGATGATGGGCGAAGCCCTCGATGCTGGTATATGCGCCGACATCATGTCTGGATATATGTCAGGCTGGAAGATGGATTTCATAACTCAAAAGTTACCGCAAAACTCTTGAGTTGGATATACCCACTAGGGCCCCGCGCATCGGGGGAGGGTGGGCCACCCCTCGGGCGGTCATTGCGAACGGCTCGCGGCGGGCCAAGGCTGGGCGTGATAAGAATGTCACAGTTTCTGCGCGCGGGCAGAAATCTTCGAGGGTGCGAAGATTTTTATGGAACCGGAACGGGCCAGCCATCATTATCCCCCCATGCACAAAGCCGGACGGCTCGTGCGCGTTCTTTGACATCGTAAGACTCCAAGCAATGCGTCCAGCCAGACGGTTATGTCTGGATTGGAGCCTTTGCCATGAAAATGACTCACGACGTTATCCTGTTCAACCGTTACAACGGTTCGGAACCGGAATGGACCTACGCGGGAACCATGAGCCTTCAAACGGCCAATCAGGTTCCCGACGCAAGGGACATCGCAGCCTGTTTCTTTGACGGGAATGGCGAGCGGCAAACGTGGCTCGTCGTCATCCATTACGCGGATGGCGACCGAGCGGCGATTGAAGTGCAGTTCTAAGGGATCGGGCCGCGAGGCCCGTGACCGTCTGGCTGGGCGCATTCACCGGGACAAGCCCTGTCCCATGCAAGGAGACTGTTATGATTAACCTGACCATTGGTGGCACGACGAAGCGCAGCAACAACGGCCAACACGAAGTTGTTGTTGATTGGGAAAACCTCCCGCAAGAAAGCCGCGATTTCATTATCCTGTATGGCCTCAAGCAATACATGGCGGATGGAGCGGCGGGCGCAACGAGCCACGATGAACTGAAGCAAGGCGTGGAAGAACGCTACCGCAAGCTGCGCGAAGCAGACTTCCAGCGTCGCGGGACGGGCGTTGAACGGCAGGATTCGGAAACGGGCCGTGCCCTCAAGCTGGCCCGTGCGGCGATCCGCGCAGCGTGTAAGGCGAAGAACGTCGGAACGCCAGAGAAGGAAAAGCTGGCGGAAATGGCGGCGGGCCTGATCGAGAAAAACCCGCAATATCGCAAGGACGCCAAGGCACAGCTTGCCGCCGAGGCGAAGGCCGTCGAAGGCTTCACCGGCGACGACGCCATGCAAGCCCTGCTGCAAGACCTCGCGGGCCTTCAAGCCTAAGCCGCAAGTCAGACTCAACAACCCCGGAGGAGTAATCTTCCGGGGTTTTTCTTTGCCCAGCGCGAGCTTTCCCAGGGAGTTAACTCTTAATCCCCGAGGGAAATCTCTTAATCCCCGAAGGAGGTCGTTCTCCTAAAGAACTAGTCTCCGTGGAGGAAAACCCCACTAGAGGCCTCAAGGGGTTAGGCATATACAGTGTTCCGGGAAGTCTTTTGTTTCTTCAGTCTTTATATATATATATATTTTTTGATATAGAACCTGAAAGAAGAGCCTAGCCCCAGCCATAGGCTGTATATACCCAACGCCTCCAGGCCCGGAGGAGGGTTTTCCTCCACGGAGACCAGCTCTTCAGGAGAACGCACTAAGGGCCACGTTCCACGTTCCAGTTTCCAAGTTTCGCGAAACTTCGCGTTGCGAGCCTGATATATATCCGGACATCATGTCGGCATATATACTCCCCTGCGAAAGCACATCACTTTCCAACCAGCAGTTTCCGCCGAAGGCGGGCGCCCACGAGCAACCTTTTCAAGCCCCTCTTCAGCCTTGAAAGCCCGCTTGATGTGCTTTCGCAGCACCTTTAATAGTTTCGAATGAGGATTTCAAAACGCCTTTACAAAGTTCCGAGAATGTGTTACAATGGCACATTGTTCAGCACTTTCGAAAGGACTCCCCAGCAATGATAACATTCACCCGCACCGAGCACCATCCGAAAGTCTCCCTCGAGGCCGCGGTCGGTTACTTCCCCTTCTTCTGGGACGCGCAAGATTCGCGGAAGGCAGTGGAACAACACGACGCCAAGTCTCCCCCAGGCGGAAGCTTCGGAGATTTCCAAGGCTTCACCTACGACAAGGAGACCGAGGCCCTCAAGTATCCCGGCGACCCTGCACTGAAGCCGCTGGCTTTCGCCGTCCTTCCGCTGTCGCGGGAACGCATCGTGGTCTATCCTCACGCATGGGTCGCCATTATTCAGGACGACGGAAGCATTCAAGTGGACCGGAGGGACTAATCATGAAAACCATCACCAGAAAAGACTGGATCGAGGCCCTGCGCAGCGGCAAGTTCAAGCAAGACGGAGGAACGCTCGTCTACAAAGATGGCAGCGGCCAGAAGTATTTCTGCTGCCTCGGAGTCGCCTGTGAAATCGCCGAGGTAGAGAAAGAGGCTGGAAGTTACCATTTCGTTCTCGACGACGATCAGCGGCTGTATCTCCCCAGCGCCGTCAACAAAATGCTGAACCTCTCCTTTGAGGATGAAAAGCTCCTCGCCCACTACAACGACAGCGAGAAGAAATCCTTCAACGAAATCGCGGACATTATCGAGGCCGCAGGTGAAGGAGCGATCGCAAATCCCACTTAACCAGCCCTCTTTCCGAGCCGTGCTGGAGGCTCACAACAGAAAGACCACTCCCATGTTTATCGTTATCGCCAAGCGTCAGCGCGACACCCTCATCCTCGGCAGCGAAAAAGCCGAGAAGGACGCGATCGCCCTCGCGCAGGACTCGGTCATCACCGGCACCGTCGCCGAGTGCCACGTCTTCGAGTCCGTCGCGAGCTTCTTCGAGAGCACCGTCAACCGGGCCAACCCCGAAACGGACAACTCCCTCGCCACCGAGGCCGACCGTGAGGCGCCTCACGCGCTGAACGGCGAGCAGCCGCCGAAGACCGTCGAGACGGACAGCAACCGTCCCGAGGTCACGGCCAAGGACGTGCAGAACATCAGCACGCTCTCCACGGCCGAGAAGAACAAGATCGCCCCCAAGGGGTAATCTGAAAGGCGCCATATAGCGCCCGACTAAAGGGTTTCGCCGGGACACCCTGACCAAGTCCCGGCACTTTCAGGAGACTTTCCATGTTCGACGCAATCCTCAAAAATTGGACCCTCGACACCGATCGACTGACTGGCGAAATCTTCGCCGACACCAAAGGTCGGTTCAAAGACCACGAGGTGGTTCGCACGAGCCCGGTCAACGACATCGGCATCGAGGACGGGCTGCGGATCGCTACCACGAGGTCTGGCACGAGATATCTTCTCGTCTAATCTCGGCGAAGCCCAACTGCCCGCGGGAGAGAGCGAAGCTCCCGCGGGCATCCTGGAGATTGTTTTGAAGCAGCACTTCTCGCGAGTAGCGGGGCGCACAGTGCTCCTTCACAACCACCTCAAGGAGAAACGATCCATGTTCCAGAAAGGCGATCTTGTCCAATACATCGGCTGGCCGACAGAGTTTGAAAACGGAGCGCCAAGCCGACTTTCCATCCACGAGGTGAGGGACTTTGAAATGTCTCCCTACCCTGAGGACCCGGCGCAGAAGCCCTATCCGTGGATCACCCTCGCCAGTCTCGTCGGATGGTTTCGAGCGGAGGCTTTCCGTTTGATTTCCCGTCCAGACCCGGATATAATGCAAGAACAAATCAAGGAGCCTGCCTTCTCATGAAACTCACTGACCGACAGTTGGCCCACCTTCTTGCCTCCCTTGAGGGACGGGTGAGCCTTCGCAGCGACCGAGCTTCCAATCCCTTCACCGCCGAGGAGCACCTCGAGTTAATCGACATGATCAAGCTCGAAGCCAAGAAGCGCCGCAGTGAAATCCCGCCCGACTGGCGCGAGCAAGCTGCGAAGTTCGCGGAAGAAAAAGGCATCTACCAGTGCCCCGATCCGGCCGAAATCGCTCGCCGGAAAAAGATCGCGGCAGAGAAGGAAGCCCGTATCTCCCGCGCGAAAACTGAAGCCATGGCGCAGCTGCCCGCTGACGCCCTTCTCAAGGAACTCGGACTGTGATCAGCGACCAGCAAAAAGAATACGCCCTGAATATCCTCACCGAAGCGACAGAGGAAGCTTTGAGGGACAACCTCATCCTCAACGCTTTCCATCTCGGCTGCCCCGACTGCAACCAGCTCGCCGTGGCGATCAAACTTCTCTGCGCAAGCGCGGAGCACGTGCGAGAAGAGAACGAAACTGCGGAAACTTTCGTCGCCCGTCTTTTCTCCTCCATCTCCTCAACCTTCATCGAGCACCTCAATGCGTCCGCGAACAACGAGACCAATCATCCTCGCCCGACTCATGCAGGGCCCGGCACTGCTCAGTGAGCTAAAGGCCCTGACACAAGTCTCCCCCTCAGCCATCCGCACTGCCATCACAAGGCTGCGGGATGAGGGACATGAGATCACAACCACGCGCACGAGTTTCGGCGCACGATATGAAAGGATACCAGCCAATGGACAACGAACCTGATAAGAGCGCCTCCTCTCCTGTCACCCCTGCTGGGTCGGAAGGGGAGGTCGAGGCGCTGTTCCTGAAGCTGATCGACACGCTGAAGCCGCTCGCTGAGGTGGCTGAAAAACTGGCGCACTGCCACGTCGTGGAAATTTGTGAGCCTCATCCCGACAACCCTTCGCCCAACATCGTGCCGATGCCTCGGGAATGGTTCGAACGAGCGGCCGACGACATGGAAGCCATCGCTATCCTGCTGCACGGTGCAGGAACCCTGTCGGAGGGTCAGGCGTCCAAGATCACCGGACTGGACCGGGTTGAGGTCCGCAAGCTCGCTGACGCCCTAGCCGCCCTCGCCCAGCCCCCTGCTGGGTATGAGGATGGACGCCCGGCGGGCTGGACCTACAGCTTCGACGACGGTATGGGGCCGCGCCAGTATTCGGTTCTGAACCCGCCTTTCCCGTGCGCGTCCAAGTCGCCGCCGACGAAGCATCACGGCTCGCCGATCACCGAGGTCCGCGCCTTCTACTACGCCCAGCCCCCTGCTGGAGAGGCGGTGGACCTCGCGGCGATGCGTGAATACGCCGTGACGATGACCAAGAAGCACGGCAACCCTATCGGAACCGACTACGAGCAGGGGCAGAACGACATGGGCTACCGCTGGGTCCATTCGTTCGATGACCTGCCTACAGCCCACCCTGCGGAGCCTGCCGCTCCTGATGGGGGAGAGCGGGAACGGGTGGCGAAGCTGACGTATGACGGCGACGATATGCTTGTCACCGCGAAGGCGCTGGAACGCTGGTTGCAGCAGTATCCTCCAAGCACACGACAGGAGCGTTCAGTCGAGGCCGCCAACGCCGCCCTGACCGCCTTCTGCCTACACCATCAACTAGCCGCCCTCCGTCCCGCTGAAGGGTTGGGGAGACTACGGGCTGAAGATCATGGTTCATCGGCTGCGCCGATACCCACCGGCTCGTCGTCTGGCGTAGCGGATCAGCGGTCATGCACCTGCCATCCAAGTGACAACCCGCCGACGCCCTGCCCGAAGCGTTACGCGCTGGCTGAATGTCTCGCCGCATCAGAACAGGCCGTAGCGGGTGAGCCTGACAAATCTGTTCGCCTTTGCCCACAGGACCGTCAGCCGTGTCCCCCAGGCTGTGACAGTGACGATCTGCGCCATTGCGCCATTGAGGCCGAACGCACCCCCGCTGACACGCCTTCGACGGGGAGGGGACAAAACCCCCAAGGCAAGGGAGCGAAAGGATGAGCCGCCTCCGCGTTCTCGCCGTCGCCCATCGGTTCAACCTTTCGCCAGAAACCACAGGCGATCCGCGCGCCGTGCCGGTGATCGTGTCGGCCCCGCCTCCCGCGCGTCACCACAACCTGTTCGCCATCATGCCTGACGGCCCTTATCCGACCGGCGATGAAAGCGGGTTCCTACTGTCGGACGGGATGTTCGCCACGCGGGAATACGCCGCCGTCATCGCTATCGCGGCGGGCCAGGTTCAGGCCAGCGCCATGACCGTTCCCGGCAAGCTGTTCTCGGAGGACCTGTGGTGATGACCCAACCAGACGATACGCCCATGGTGAGCGTTCCCTCAACCAAGAAAGAACTGCTATGAAAACTTCCTGCTCTTCCATGACTGCCCTCGGCCAGACCCTCGGCTTCATGCGCAACCTCTCCCACCAGCGCCCCGGCAAGGCCATCCCTCTCGGCGAACGTCCTCCGGGCCGACCTATGGCCGATGCCCTGCCCGGCGCGACAAAGCTCCGCTTCTCAACCTCTTCCAACATCGCGGCTCACGCCAGGTTCGATCAACCGGAAAGCCCCGGCCTAGCCTTGCGAAAGTTTTCGTGGGAAGTCAGGGCTTGACGCGCGCCCCATTCCATGTTATAGACGGAACGTCTTTTGTGACGGACTGTTAGAGAGGAACCACGATGCAAGTCACCGACCAGTATTTTATGGAAATCCAGATCGACTTGACTGCCCAAACAGTCGCGGCCGATCCTGATGTTGGCGCACCAGCTGGTGTGGAGGACATTGATATTGAGGATGTCCTCACGCTTCGCTGGAACCGCAACAGCCAAACCCATGACACCTTCTCCATCTTCAAGAATGTGGACATGAAGTCTGAGGCCGCGAAGCAAATCCTCGAGAACATCTACGCTCTCATTCCTCAAGACGAGTTAATGTTTGATGGAGAGGTTTGATGCGGCCTTCATTAAATAAATACCCAAGGATTTGCGCTGCGATCCGGCGTAGCCTTCAAACCGACGGTTACGGTTACATCTCGTTCTTCGATGACGAGGGAAACTACTCTCTTTCCTCTTGGAGAGGTGATGCCGCGTTCAGTCCTACTACCTATCTTCGTCACGTTTTAGCTGATGAGCCACGTGGCCTCGGCTTCATCAAGCGCGACGACACCATCACCTTCATCAGGGCACGAGCGTGCTAGGCGGTAAAGCCGCTCGACAACTCGCTCGTGATCTTCAATCTCAAGTCAACAGTCTTCGACACCAACTGGAGTTTTACAAAGCTATGTTCCAACCAACCCCTGAGCAGATCGCCGTGGTCGAGTTCGTCCGCGACAATCCCAACCTCTCCCTCATGGTCGATGCCCGAGCGGGCGCCGCCAAAACCTCCACCATCATCCTCGCCACCGAGGCCATCTTCCAACCCTGCCTCGCCATCGCCTTCAACAAGCGCATCGCCGTCGAGTTGGAGGAACGCATCCCCAACAAGGCTGTGGTCTGCAAAACCCTCAACGCCCTGGGTCATGCAGCTTGGGGCGCGCGCCTGGGCAAACGTCTTCAAGTCGATACTGACAAGATGTATAACATCGCCAAGGCTACCGAGGGCCTGTCGATGCGGGAGGACGACATCTTCATGGACGTTCTGAACCTCGCTCGCAAAGCCAAGGCCAACGGCGTCGTGCCCCAAGGCGCCCCACGTTCCGCACCCGGCTGCTACCCCGACAGCCTCGAGTCGTGGGAGGAAATGGGCTTCAACCTCGGCATCGACGTGACCGAGGAGATCGTCATCTTCGCGCGCCGCATCCTCCTCAAGTCCATCGAGCAAGCCTTCCAGGGCACCATCGACTTCGACGATCAAATCTACATGTCCGTCCTCTTCGGAGGGCAATACACCAAGTTCCACACTGTGATTGTGGATGAGAGCCAAGACCTCTCCCCCATGAATCACCGTCAGCTGGCAAAGGTGGTCGGCACGAGGCTGATTGCTATCGGCGATCCCTACCAGGCCATCTACGCTTTCCGAGGCGCGGACAACAACTCCATGACGAACATGGCCGATGCCGTCGGGCTGCAGTTCACGAAGCTGAAGCTGACTTATAGTTTCCGCGCACCGTTCACCGTCAGTGAACGCCAACGGGATTGGGTGCCTGACTTCCAGTCCTTCGAAAGCTGCAAGCCGGGCACGGTGGAGCACTGGCCACGCCACAACCGCGACAAGGACGGCAACGCCAAACCCTGGTCCCTCGACGACATCCCTCACGAGGGTGCCATCCTCTGCCGCAACAACGCTCCGCTCATGGAACTCGCCTTCGCCCTCATCAAGGTCCGGCGTCCGGTCAAAATCCTCGGCCGAGACATCGGCGCCTCTCTCGCCACTGCCCTGCTCAAGATCGCCGGCAAGGGAAAGAACGCGAAAGCGATCCCCGTTGAGGACATGATCGTTCACGTGAAGAACTGGGCGCAGAAGGAAATCGCCAAGTGCGCGGGCGCGCAGTCCAAAATCTCCACCGTGCTTGACAAGGAGGAATGTCTCCTTGTCCTCCTCGAGGCCTCCGGCGCGGCGACAGTCGGCGAGGCCGCGGACTTCATCAAGAACCTCTTCTCTGACAAAGGTGAAAGCCTCGTCCTCTCCTCCGGCCACCGCAGCAAAGGCCTCGAGTGGGATTGGGTCATGCACCTTGACCCGTGGCGCTGCCCGAGCAAGTTCGCCATCAAGGCTGCCGATCGCGGCGATCCGTCGGCCCTGATTCAGGAGAACAACCTGAGGTATGTCATCGAGACGAGGACGAAAGATGTTCTCGTGCTGGCAAACCTCGATGACTGCGAGGACATGGGGAAATGAACGCCTTTTTTCTCGGCATGGCTGTGATGTTTATAGCCTGGAGTGCCAGCGATTATCATAAGTCTAGAAAGAATACCGACCTATTCTTTCTCGGCATGGGTTTTCTATGCGCAGGATTGATAGGATTGGAGATGTTATCATGACCGAGGAAATCCTCGGCTACGTCGCCAAGAACTATCTCGGCGTAACCCTCCGCTCCTTCGGCAAAACCGAGGCCGACCTCACCTACGCTCGACAGTGGGTCAAGGCCAACCGTCTCACCCACCAGGGGCTTCGCCTCTACGTTCAGAAACTCACCACCACGAAGGTCCCCCTTCGCGCTAAGAAAGGACAATCTTGATGCCCCGTATGAACCTTGACGACATCGAAGTCGCCCTGATCGAGGCGCACCGGAAAAAGAATCTGGAGGCCAATGCCTTCAATGCCGGACTGCTTCGGGCGAGGGAAATCTTCCAAACGTGGACTGTTGGCATAGAGTTTGCTGATGGCCACGCTGAGCAAATCTTCCTTAACGCTCTCGCCTCGGAGGCCAAGTCCCTCCGATGATCCCTCTCCCCATCACAGTCCCCGGCGCCGCTCCCCTCCCCGAGGAGGACGACACCTCCCCGGAAACTTCCATCTATCTCGAGACAATGTTCCGCGCGCTCGAGGAGGAGAACGGCATGGCCGTCGAGACCGACACGAAAAAGAATGCGATGGCCCTGCGCCACCGCTTCTACCGTGCCCGCCAAGCTGAGATCGCCCGAGGCAACCGAAGCCTCGACCCCATCACCATCTCCATCAAGCCGACCATTTCCGGCTACGAACTCCACCTCACCAAGCTCCCATTCAGGATTCGTCCTCTATGAGCAGCACCATTCTTCGCACAGCTCATTGCGCCTTGAAGGATGTGCGAGCAATCTACGCCCACAAGGACACGCCGCCAGCGGTGAAGGCTGCTTGCGCCTCCGCCATTCCCAACCTCGAACGCCTCGTTTCTCTTTGCAAGGTGAAGCCCTCATGATCAGCACAACCCAAGTCACACCTTCCGATTATCTCCCATTCTCCTGCGGCATCACTACCCTGCCCCTCGCCGATGGTCGATTGCTGGTGCGCGACTATATGGGAGCGTTCCTCTGCGTCACTGACGATCTCAAGTTGGTCATGCAGCTTCTCATCGCCGAACTCGATCCCTTCCCTGACGGCCACGTCAAGCGCCCACACTACCGCACTGGCGCGAGAGAGATCATCTTCCCCGGCCAGGCACTCGAGCGCGAAGCGGCCCTGCTTGAACGCCACGCAGCCCAACGTCTCGCCCACGAGAACGCCAAGGCCAACGCCTCCGGCAATCTTTCCCTCGAATCTTTAGGACTCCTCTAATGCAGCGCCTCACCAAGGAACAAGCCGCACTCATCGGTCTCTACACTGGAATAACTTTCGGACCGTTCTCAGACATTCAAGAACTCGCCGACAAGCTGCTGGGCAGAACAACTATCACCACTGACTTCGCCAGCCAAGCACTCTTCGACGAACTACAATCGCTCGCCAAGCCTTTGTTGCAGGATTTGTTTTACAAACCGGACCCTGAAAATCCTTCTTGACTTTCGATCCAGTCTAGTATATACCTTGACATGATGTCGGGACAAATACCAGCCTCCTCCATCTTTCTTTCCTCCGGCCATTGACAAGGCCCGACGTTCCATTAGATTACCCACACGGCCAAGGCATCCCGCCCCGCCGACCATCAAGGACACGATCCCATGACCAAAGCCACCGCCACCATTCAGGGCCACGACTTCGACTTCGGCGAGCACCCCTACGCTGAGGGCCACACCGTCACGGCCAATGAAGCCAATGCCCTGAACCAGGTCCGCATCGAGAACATCCGCAACAACACGGCCAGCAAGATCAAGGCCGCGGCCGAGCGCCAGGGCGTCCAGCCCGTCGATGTCAATCTCGACCTGCCGATCTCGGACGAAGCCGACGCGCCGTCGCTGCGCCAGTCGATCCTCGACTACGCCTCCGGCTATGTCTTCGGCGCCCGCGCTGTTCGCACCGCCGAGCCGGTCGATCCGATCGAACGCGAAGCCCTCAAGATCGCTCGCGATACCGTTCGCCGCGCGCTCGCCGCCAACAAGCCGCCGATCAAGGTCAAGGACCTGCCCGAGGGCAAGTTCGACGAACTGGTCGAGGCCTTCGCCGGCAAGCCCGAGACGATCAAGGAAGCCACGCGCCGCCTGAAGACCGCCGAGTCGCTGGGCGCCGACGCCGTCGATCTGTCGGGCCTGGCCCCTGCCGAGGAGCCGGCCGCCTAAGCCAGGCTTCGAGCGCTTCAATGGATGGAGGGGAGGAGCAAATCTTCCCCTCCATTTGCTCGAACCTTTAAGGCTTTCCCTCATGAACCTTCTCTCCGCGCTGCGCATGGCCACGGCTTGCAAGATCGGGCTGGTCATCGAGACCCCCCAGGTCCAGAAACTCAAAGCCAAAGCCTACGCCCTCAAGCGCAAGAACCCTGAGCTTTCTTACCTTTCCTTCCTCACCTCCCGGACCAACCCCGACGGAGAGATTTGGATACTCAATGCCCAAGCAGCCGACAATCCCGCTGGAGCCGAAGGCGCACCAGACCCTGATGAGGTTGTTTGACGGGGACCGCGCTGAGATTAAGCGCTTCCATCCCCGCCTCTCCATCAGCGAGTCCGTGCGTCTTATCCTCCACGCCCATATCCTCAACCTCAAAGAGCAAGAGAACCGCAGTGACCGACGTGACCTCCCCTCTGACAACCTCCTCGACGGACACGATCTCGGAACTCTTTCTCCGCGACCCGATGGAGTGGACGGACCCGCAGCTGGATCGGGCGATAGCTGATCTTCGCGAGCGCCGCAAAACTTTCCTCTCCAAGCCCGCGAAGGCGGAGAAGGCGCCTAAGTCCACCATCGCTGCCGAGGACATCAAGTCCGTCTCCGCTGACGATCTTCTCTCCCGTTTGGGGCTCTGATCTATGAACACCAACCTTCCAGCTCGCAAGAGCTTCTCCCTTCAAATCCCCACACTGCAAGTGGCGTGGGACAGCACCTCCCTCGGGACGATCAAGTCCTGCCCGAGGAAGTATCAGTATTCCATCGTCAACGGCTACCGGCACAAGCGGGGAAGCCAGTCGCTCCACCTCCGCTACGGCCAACTCTATCACCGCGCGCTTGAGGTCTATGACCACAAGACTTTCGAGGGGATGGAGAGGGAGGAAGCAATCCGTTTCATGCTGCGGGACTTGGCCGAGGGTTGCATGGACACGGCCGAGGATGGCACAAGAACTTGGTGGAACCCGAGCGAAGGCTTGAGTGAGGAGAAGGCCAAGGCCAACGCCAAGACTGTCGAGAACCTCTTCCGTTCCGTCGTCTGGTATCTCGAGCAGTTCAAGGATGACTCCTGCGAAACCGTCCGTCTCAAGGACGGCAAGCCTGCGGTCGAGCTTTCCTTCCGTTTCGAGTCCGGCCACACGATGCGTTCCACCGGCGAGCCGATCATGTTCTCCGGCCACCTCGATCGCCTCGTCAAGTTCAACAACCAGCTGTGGGTGCTCGACCGCAAAACTACCAAGACCACCATCAGTGGATTTTCTGCTTCTCGGTTCTTCGAGCAGTTCTCTCCCGACAATCAGATGTCCCTCTACACTGCGGCCTCGCGCATCGTGCTGGAAACCTCTGCCGCCGGGGTCATCATCGACGGAGCGCAGATCGCCAAGGGCTTCACCCACTTCGAGCGAGGGTTCGCCCTCCGCACCGAAGGCCAAATCGACGAGTGGTTTAACGACGCGCTTCACCAAATCACCCTCGCCGAGGGTTATGCCCTTGCGAACTACTGGCCGATGAACGACAAGTCCTGCAACGACTACGGCGGCTGTCCCTTTCGAGACATCTGTAAGAAAGACCCAAAGGTCCGAGACATCTTTCTCGAGTCGGACTTCGTGCAGGAGTTTTGGGACCCGCTCAAAGTTCGCGGGGACATCTGATGGAGGAACACGTTGACTGTCCTTACTGCGATAACGACTGCACAGGCTCCGCTGAGTATGTCCACAACGGAGTCGGTTATCAACAAGTCTCTCCTTACCACTGTCATCATTGTGGCGCCACTGAAATAGGACCTCACGACAACTACAAACAAGACTTGAGTGACTACGAAATCATGCACGGTTGGTATGAGCCAACCCTCAAACAAGGAACAGATACCATGAACTATTCCACCGCAATCTTCCTGGCCAACGACGCCGTGCGCGCCGTCAACGTCAGCTACGACCTCGACCCGATCACCGGCAAGGGCAACCGTCCCTTCTACACCTTCAAGACCTTCGACCAGTCCATCGAGGTCGGCGACTTCGTTCTCGTCCCGACGAACACTCGGCACAAGATGACTGCCGTGCGCGTCGAGGAAATCAACGTCGAGGTAGAGCCGACCTCCACCATCGAGCTGAAGTGGGTCATCCAGAAGCTGGACACCACTCTTTACGAGGACACCCTCAAGAAAGAAGAGTCCATGATCGCCACGATCAAGTCGGCCAAGCGTCGCCGCGAACGTGAGAAACTCCAGGAAGAACTCATCGCCGACAATCCCGAGCTGGCGAACTTCGCGCAGCTGGCCCCGCCGATTGAGGGCGCAGTCAATCCGCAAGCTTTCAACTACACCCCTGAAGTTCCGCCGGCTCCCGAGGATTACCTCACGCCACCGAGCGTTGACGACAAGCCGTTCATCTAAACCATCCCCATCCGCTAACTTCGCCCTAGTGTCCTTGGTCCCATAGGAAGGTTAGCCTCGTGACATTCGTCACGAGATTCGGAGGCAGTAAGAACTGCCCAGGAGAGAAGGGGAGCGGGAGGTGCCGTGGGACTTACGGACGTAGGAAAGCCTCCTTAACCCCTCTTCATTCGCGCCAGCCGGAGGCGCATTATAAATGGATGGCAGTGATGGACGATGAGTCCTTATTCAGACTGATTGTTTCAGTCGATAGGGAGGGGATTGGTCAGGGTCCCCTCCCGCCTTGCATCATTCAACGGAGTCCCTCTATGGCAGCCTGTCCCAAGTGCGGAACCCGCAACGTGCCTAAGAACAAAGCCACCGGCAAGCGTGAGTGCCGCCGCGATGGTCCCATTTACCAGCCGAAGTTTGGAGCAAAACTATGAGTGATTTCAACAACACCGCCACAGTTCAGGAAGTTCGCGATTACCTCGACGGCAAGACTATGGAAATCAACGAGGACTTTGAGCTGTCCCTAGACGAGGCGCAAGGCGAAATCGCTAGCGGCGGCGCCACGATCCAAGTGATCACGCTCGAAATCAGGAAGTCCTGATGGCCGCGCTCTCCACCACCTCCGCAGCTACCACTGCCAAGATGCTGTTCGTCGGCAACTCTGGCATGGGCAAGACCGGAGCACTGGCTTCGCTCGCCAAGGCAGGCTACAACCTTCGCATCGCGGACAACGACAGCGGGACGGAAATCCTTTTCCACCTGCTCAAGTCCGATCCCGCCGCCCTCGCCCGAGTGGACGTGGAAACCCACGTTGACAAATACACCAGCCAGAATGGAGTGCTGCGAGCAGCCGCCCCGCTCACGGGCTTCTCTGGCACAGCGAAGGTCATGACTGATTGGCCCGGCCTCGGCAAGCCTTCCACCTGGGGACCGAGTGATATCCTCGTCTGGGACTCTCTCACCCTCGGCGGCAAGTTCATCCTCAACCACGTCCTGAACTTGAGCGGCCGGCTCGCCCAAGGGCAGCCTCCCCAAATCCAGGATTGGGGCATGGCGATGGAACTCCAGGAGAATGTTCTCGCCGGTCTCTACGGCCTCCCCTGCCACGTCATCGTCACCTCCCACCTCGTGAACATCACTCCCGAGGGCGAGGCTGTGGCGCAGATGTTCCCGTCCGCTCTCGGCAACAAACTTCCGCAGAAGGTCGGGCGGTATTTCAACTCCACCCTCGGCGTGAAGATGGTCGGCGCTGGCCCGAACAAGGTCCGCACCATTCACACTAAAGACCCCAGCATGGGGTGCAAGACACCGGCGCCTGGGCTCGTGAAGGACACTTACCCTCTCGAGACTGGTCTCGCCGATTACTTCCAGGACCTGTTCGGACCTGTGAAGGGGGCGTAAGCCTCGACGTGCCTACCTCACTAGTGAAACCAAACATCAGAAAGAAAACCTCATGACCGATTTCAATGCTCTGCTTGACCGTCCCGCCGAAGACTTCAAGGCTCCCGTTCCTCTCCCCGTCGGCGGCTACATCGCCACCCTCGGCCAGCCCAAATATGAAAAGACCCAGGGCAAGGACGGGAAGGAAGGAACCCCCTACGTGGAGTTCCCCGTCGTCTTCAGCGAGCCGCTGCCGGACGTGGATCAGGAAGCTCTGGCTGCTTCGCTCGGCGAGCGCGCCATCACTGACGTGCCGCAGAAGGTGACCTACTACCTCACCGAGAACGCCATGTATCGCCTGACCGAGTTCCTGCGGGATCACGTCGGGATCGAGGCCGGCATCCCGGTGCGGGAGCAGATTCAACAGGCTGTCGGCGGGCAGTTCGTGGCGGTCATCGACCACACGATCAGCAAGAAAGACGGCAAGACCGTCTACGCCAACATCGCCTCGACGGCGGCTGTTCCGAGCTAAGCCTTCGTGGTGACCGAGCAGGAGGGTTCGACTCCCTCTCGCTGGCCGAGATCGTGGTGAAGGAGCACGTTCGAATCGTGCACGGAGCGTAAGCTCTTTGCGAGTGGTCTACGGGTATAGACCGGCCCGCCAACGGGGGAGGGCGATATCTCCCCCAACCATTTTCTTTCAGGGAAATCCTATGGACAAGACACAAACAGACACTTGCTCGCTCGGCTATGGACAAGCGGCGATGATGCAGTCCAAACAAACGACTCCGATGGAGCATCTCAACTCCATCGAGAATCACCTGATTTCCATCAATATCTCGCTCGCCGAAATCATCCAGAAGACCGTCGGCTTCTGGCCGGAGGCGGGCGACGGGCCGGTGCCGAACTTGACCATCAGTTCCGACAACCTGCTCGAGAACGCAGCGAATATTCGCTCCAAGATCGCTGAAACTGCCGAGCGAATCGCCCAACTCAACAACCGCCTGTAAGGAGAACTCCGTTGGCAACCTCAATCGACCTCGATCCTAAGACCGTCGTGATCCCTGAGGATCGCCAACGGAGGGCCTTCACTACTGAAGACATCGAGCCCTCCATCGCCAAGCACGGCGTTCTTCAGCCTATCATCATTCGAGACGGCAACGTCCTCGTCGCAGGTGAACGGCGCCTAACCGCCGCGCTGAAACTCAATCTCGCGTCCATCCCCTGCCGAGACTTTGGTGACCTCTCTCCAATCGAGCGGGTCGAAATCGAGTATGAAGAAAACGTGAAGCGCAAGGACCTGTCATGGCAGGATCACGCGCTGGCCACCTTCAAGCTCCACCAAATATACGCCAGCCAATCTCGGGACCCCGAGTCCTGGCCGAAGGAAGCAACGGCGCAGAAGCTGAACTATTCCGCCCGCCACGTTTCCCGCTTGGTTGACCTCGGCGAAGCCCTTGATGAGGGCGACACGGCGCTGGCGAAGATCGACACAATCTCCGCTGCCTACACCATGTTCGAACGCAGGAAGAAGCGGGACACGAACGAGGCCGTCCAGCAACTGATGGAGACCGCCAAGCGAGTCGGCCCGAAGCCCATGATTCAGGTTCCCGTTCAAGTCTCAGATGACGAGTTCAGCCCTGAGGCTACGCAATCAGAAATGTTCATGGCCGAAGTGCCAACACCTGAATCAGTTCCCTTCCGCATCGTCGAGGCCGACGCCATCGAGTTCTTCCGCAGCTACTCCGGCGAGCGTTTCAATTTCCTCCACTGCGACCTCCCCTATGGCGTCGAACTCCACGGCCAAGCGAACCAGTCAGCCTTCGGGGAAGGTTACGACTCCAACCCTGACATCTATTGGGCGCTGTGCGCAGCCATCTGCGATGGTTGGGAGAATGTCATGCTCCCCTCCTCCCATATCATGTTCTGGTTCTCCTTCATGGGGAACGATGGGGAAGGGTTCTACCAGCAAACGATCGAGTATTTCGAGACCCGCCTTCCTCAGCTCAAGTTCCAACGCAACCCGCTCGTGTGGCTCAAGTCCGACAACCGAGGGATTCTCTCCGATCCCAAGCGGGGTCCGCGGAACATCTGCGAGTTCGCGCTGCTCGGAGCAACCGACGATCGCTACATCGTGAAGCCCGTGGCCAACGCCTATGCCGCGCCGACCGGCAAGGCCGACGCTATCCACACCAACGAGAAGCCCATCCCGCTCCTCAACCATTTCCTTTCCATGCTCGTCGATCACAATACTCGCATGATTGACCCAACCGCCGGCAGTGGTTCGGCCATCCGATCCGGCGAAGCCCTTGGCGCTGAGCTTGGCCTTGGGCTGGAGTTCAATCCCGAGCTGGCTCGCCGGGCACAATCCAAGCTCGAACAAGAACGGTCCTTGCGGGCTCTGGCAAAGAAAGCAATCTCATGACCCCGACTGAAAACTTCGCCAAGGATATGAAGGCAATGGCAGATCACCTTCAAGTCAAGGCCCGGCTGACCCGGGCCGAACAGTTGCTCTTGCAATCCAAGACTGTCATCGAAAACCAAAGGCTCAAGCTGCACGAGCTGCGAGAGGACATCAAGGCGATTGAGAAGGTGAGCGAAAGCCGACTCGAAGACCTGCGCAAAATCCCCAGCTGGATTCGGAGAATCTTCGATGCCGATTAGTTCCTCCGGCCCGAGGAACGCCCGCATCATGATCGTCGGCGAAGCTCCGGGGGAGACTGAGGAACGTCTCGGCCTCCCCTTCGTGGGCTTCTCCGGCAACGAGCTTCGGCGGATGCTAACCCAGGCGGGCCTCAACCCTACCCATATCCGCTTCACTCACGTCTTCATGACCCGGCCGAGCAACAATGATGTCTCGAAGTTCTGCGGGAAGAAAGCTGACGTTTCCAAATCCTACCCCTTCCCCCCACTCGCCATGGGGAAATACGTCCTCGAGGAACACCTGCATGAACTCGATCGACTCAAAGCTGAAATCATTTCCTGTGCCCCCGACCTCATCATCGCAGTCGGCAACACTCCATGCTGGGCCCTCATCCAGCGGACCGCCATCAGCAAAATACGGGGATCAATCTTCGCCAATGTTCTCGTCCCCAATGGACCTCCGGTTTTCCCCACCTATCATCCCGCCGCTGTTCTTCGTCAGTGGGAACTCCGGCCAATCGTTGTCGCTGATCTCATCAAAGCTAAGCGATTTCTGGACGAGGGTTTCCATCCACCTCGACGAGAACTATGGCTCGCTCCAACAATCTTCGAAGTAGAGGACTTCATCGAGCGGCACATTTTCGGAGCGGATGTCCCTCTTCTCTCCTTCGACGTGGAGACTATGCAAGGCACAATCACCTGCATTGGCTTCGCTCCCCGTGACGACCTCGCGATCACGATCCCCTTCTTCGATGACACTGCCGAGGGGAAAAACTTCTGGCCCACCTTTGATCTTGAGAAGCAAGCCTATCTCTTGGTCAAGCGTGTCCTCGAAAGTCCCATCCCCAAGGTTGGCCAGAACGGACTCTACGATATTCAATACTGCCGACCCTGGGGGATCAACGTCCAAGCCTATCTCGAGGACACCATGATCCGCCACCATGCCCTCTATCCTGAACTCGAAAAGGGTCTAGGCTTCATGGCCTCCATCTACACCGACGAGGCTCCGTGGAAAGTCCTCCGCGACCGGAATAAAGACAACCTCAAACTGGATGATGAATGATGAAAAAGTCCTCCTCCTTCCCCGGCTATCTTTCCGCCATCCTCTGGATCATCGTCTGCCTTTCCGCCGGGCTCTTCTTCGCGTCGAGCTTCTCATGAGAGCCTGGGAGCAATCTCTCCTCCTCTTCCTCAACGAGCCGACCATTCCGGTGGAGGACGTGGTAAATCAGCTTGACTTTGCACCAGGCACAGTGTATGGTGCTATGAAGTTTCTCGTTGACATGTCTTATCTTACTTTTGAAAAGCGCGAAGGAGGCCGGGCCATTTACACAATCACTCCCGAAGGCAAAGAACGCGCTGAGAAACTCTTATGCCGGTAGTCTTCTCCGATCAAATCCCCGAAGATAGCCAGACCCGAGAGTGGTGGTATAACGCCCTCGACTCCGCGGTGACTCTTGAGCTTATCAACAAGCTGAATGAGAAACCTGGCGGTCAGCAAATCTACGACTTCGAGCGCGCTCTGCAAGGCCCCGCCCTTGACATGATGCTGCAAGGCTTCAAGGTCGACCGCATATGGCAGCAACGCTCCATCGACACCCTCGCCAGGAAAGAGGCGATCATCGAGGAACGGCTCAACCTTCTCGCTCATGCGGTGTGGGATAAGGAACTCAACCCTCGTTCTCCCAAACAACTTGAAGAGTTCTTCTACGGGACCATGAATCTTCCGCCAGTTATCTCTTCCAAGAAAGGCGTGAAAAAAGTCTCGACCGATCGTGAAGCCCTTGAAAAGCTCCAGGTGTATTTCCATGCCGCGCCCTTCGTTTCACTCATCCTCGCCGCCCGTGATGTTCGTAAAAAGCTGGGTGTCCTTCGCACTGGTGTTGATCCTGATGGTCGTATGCGCTGCACATATAACGTGTGCGGCACTGAGACTGGTCGGTGGGCTTCTAGCCAGAATGTCTTCGGCCGTGGGACTAACCTCCAAAACATCACGGACGAGTTAAGACGTGCGTTCGTTGCGGACGACGGCTATGTCATCCTCTATGTTGACGGGGAGCAAGCAGAATCTCGAAGCGTTGGTTTCATTCACGGAACCCGCTTTGGAGACTGGCGATATCTGGACGCTTGTGAGTCAGGCGATCTTCACACCCTCGTCACCAAAATGGTGTGGCCTAACCTTCCTTGGACCGGAGACGCTAAAGCAGATCGAGCAATCGCTGACCAAGGCTTCTATCGTTGGTTCTCGTATCGAGACATGGCTAAACGTGGCGGTCACGGAACCTCTTATTATGGCCAGCCCTACACAATGGCTCGCCACCTCAAAGTCCCCGCCAAGCTGATCGAAGATTTCCAACGTCCGTTCAAAGCTGCCTTCGGCTTTGAGCAATGGTGGAAGTGGGTGAGTCAACAGCTTAACCTCCACTCCAGCTTGACGACCTTCATCGGTCGCGAGCGCACTTTCTTCGGGCGCCCCAACGACGACTCCACCCTCCGAAAGGCCATCGCTTACGAACCGCAGTCCACTGTCGGCGATATTGTGAACGAGGGCATTTACCGGGTATGGAGAAAGTTCTGTCTCGACCCGAAGCAGGACGTAAAGATTCTCGGCCAAATCCACGACGCCGGCCTGTTCCAAGTTCGCGAAACCCACCTTCACCTTATACCTCAAATCCTTGAAACTTTCACAGTCACAATCCATTCACCAACCCGCACACTGACGATTCCCGCCGAGGCCAAAGTTGGGTGGAACTGGGCCTCCTGCGAAACAAGTAAACCACTCGAAAAACGCATATACGCAGACGGGAATCCCGATGGACTCGACAAGTGGAAAGGTAGTCTCAATCGCAAGCGCACCGAGAACCCGGCAGCTGGGCTGCTGGATCGAATCGTTTATTGAGGCTACCAATGGAATACCTTCACCTGAAATCTTCCGTAAGTGGGCTGCTATTACCGCTATCGGCGGCGCGCTCGAACGGCGGGTCTTCCTTGAGACGGCGGAGTCTCGCATCTACAGCAACCTCTTCGTTCTACTCGTGGCACCCCCAGGCGTTGGAAAGACTGTGGCGATCAGAAAACCTGTGGAACTATGGGCACGAACTCAATCCTTGAAGGTTGCCCCCGACGACCTAACTAAAGCTTCCCTTCTCGACGCCCTCGCCCTCTCCAAGCAAACCGTCATCCTCGACGGAGGCCGAGACATTCACACCTATCACGCGCTCGCTATCGGCGCGGACGAACTCGGAGTTCTTCTCCCCGCCCATGACCTCTCTGTCATGTCGGTGATGAACAAGCTCTTCGACAACGTGGACTACTACCGCGAGTCCCGCCGTGGGAGAGATGAAGACTTGGAGATGGAGAACCCGCAGGTCACCCTTCTTGCTGGAACACAGCCAGACTTCCTCGCTTCCCTTCTTCCTCCCGAGGCCTGGGGCATGGGCTTCATGTCGCGCATGATTATGGTCTATGCTGGCGAAGCCATCAAGCCCAACCTCTTCGGGAAGAAAAAGACCTTCAACCAAGCTGCTTTCGTCGCCGACCTTAAAGCCGTCGCCAAACTCTACGGTGAGATGTCGATGACGGAGGAGGCTCAAGTTGAAGTCGTGGCGTGGTATGAGGCAGGTCTTAAGCCCATTCCGCAACACCTCAAACTCAAGCACTACGTCCCGCGGAGAATCCTGAACTTCCTCAAGCTGTGCATGATCTCCAGCGTAAGCCGTGGTTGCTCCCTCGTCATCGACATTGACGACATCGAGCGCGCGCGATCATGGCTTCTCGAGGTCGAAACTTTGATGCCCGAAATCTTCAAGGACATGAGTGGCAAGAGTGACCGTGATGTTATCCAAGACCTCCACGGATTTGTCTGGCAACTCTACACCTCTTCCGGCAAGAAGCCCGTCCACAAGTCCCGCATCGACAACTTCCTTCTCAACCGCACTCCGGCCTACAACATGAAGGCCCTCTTCGAAGTCTGCATCAGTTCCAAAATCCTCATCAACGTCGGGATTGACCTTTACCAACCCGGCACCACCAACGACTCTGGACTAACTGAATGACCAACATCGAGTTCGCAGGTTTCGAGCTGGCCCTCAAGCGCTATCTCTCTCTTCCTCAACTCGAGGCCACGCTTCTTGCGTGGTTGATCCACACTCCCTCCGGCCTTGCGCTCGGCCATCACAACTCCTCCTACCGCACAGTCCTTTATCGGCTCAAAGCTTCTCTTACCGAACACGGCTACAGACCCGACCTCATCACATGCAAAAACGGCGTCTACACACTGGATGCAGACGCCGCCGGAAGGATAGAGCAGGAAGTGCTTACTGACTTGGAGTCAGCCTCGCGGCACAATCCTTTCGAGTTGCTTCTCGCCCCTGCCAGTTGAGAATGGCCCAGGGACGATACGTCCCAAAGAACCAAGCGTCAGCTTCGGGCGAAAAAGTGAGACCCGCTGGAGCAAGCGGCTCGGGCTGAACCGCACCATTAGCGCTTGCCGGGCACGGGGTTGGCGGCGGCAGCGTTGGGGGACTGTCGAGACCGGATGTCCCGTTGCAAGCCATCAGGCCCAACGCTATTCCGACCAGCATCATACGCACTACGAACTTGTGCAAGGCACTTCTCCTCGGCTGTGGAGTATTGAACTCCGTTAGCGCTCGCTTGTGAAGAAATCAAGTTGTCGCGAGCTTTCACTTGATCGTTGCAGGATTTCAGCTTCGTCTCGAGAGTCGTCTTGTCCCGCTTGAGGCTCTCGATCTTCCCGGACTGGTAGAGGCAGGTCCAGCCCAGCCCAATGAAACAGACTGCCATCGCTATCGCGATCCAGAGTTTCACTCCCGAAAGGACTCCCATCAGAAGTCAACCCGGTTAGCCAGCCAACCGTTGAGAAAATCTTCATTGGCTCCACGTCCTTCGGCGAGGGTGATATAGCGGGCGCCTTGCAGCGCGTTGAGGCCGACGAGCAGAATCTTCTCCGCGTCCTTTCTCGAGGCGAAGTAGGTCTTCAGGCTGCGCAGCGTTGCCGGCCCGATGTCCGAATCCACCTTGATGTCCGGGTAGTCTTTGCCTTGGCGATTGAGTGCGTTCAGCAGCCGTTGGAGGAAACCAGCTGCAACGCCAGGCCCCATGTTGACGCCGGTGTCGAACAGCTCCTCGGCGACGGCGGTGGAGTGCAGAGCGACTTGATCGAATCCCGGAAGAACATAGTATTTCTTCCGGTAGATTTCCTTCGCCACACTGCGGGGCATATCCTTCATCGCACCCTGATAGCCGTTGGCTCGCGCCACAGCAATCGTGATGCCCCACATCGTCTCACCCCCTGTATCGGAGGGATGATTGGAGTATTTCCCCTCCTTCCCGATCAGGGTATCCAGCATCATCTCGATCATGGTTTCACTTCCTCTTGTTGACCGATACGGTCGGCCTCCGCTTGGGCTTCCGCCGCCACTTGTTCAGCAGCTTCGACCGAGCTTTTTGGAACAGTCTTCAACGGCTCTGTCGGGCCGCTTGCAGCGAGCTGTTCATTCGTCCTGCCCCGAGTCACCTCTTCCCAGCCAGCGCGCACCGCAGCGACCAGATCGCGAAGGAAGAGAATCAGCCCGGTGGCGATGCCTCCAATCAGAACGTCGCCTTTGTCCGGGACGCTCTTTGACGCGAACGTTCCGAGCACGATCCCGCCAATCACCATCACCACCATACCGGCGAGAACAAACAGCCCCAGTTTATCCTTCGCGTGGCAAGGGTCTTCATCGAGTTTCTTCACAGCTTTGTCCTTTTTTACAGTGTGATATATATCGTGACATGATGTCTGGATATATATCAGTCCCCCTTAAAACGCCCAATTATATCTCTGCTCGTCTTCCGGCTTGGCCGTGTATTCAAGCTGCGTTTCCATCCCACGCAACCTTCTGGATTCCGCCGAACGCAGCACCGAGCTAACATCAACCCCCGTTGCCATGGCTCGGGTAAAGACACGATTCGCCAAGCGAGTGTCCCCGCTCTCCCACGCTTGAGCGAGCGTCTGGCCATACTCCGAGACCAGTTCCCTCTCCATGACCTGATCATTTCGAATCAGGTTGTAAGCTTCGTAAGTCCGTTCCAACTCCGTCGGATTGAACCCGGCCGCATAAAGTGCTGCGCCTCCAATCCCCAGCGGCTGCGTGACGTTATACCCCGTCGTGAGGCTTTCAACCGCAGTCGTTCTCGCCGCAGCCATGGATCGGTAAATGGTGCGTGGAGCGAAAGCCCGCACCATTTGCGCTCGCACATGCTCGTCTTCCCACGGGCTCTCTCCCGTAACCTTTGCTGCGACCAGGGCGTCTCTTGCGGCGGAAGAGAGTGCCTTCACCCGATCGAACGCGGCGAAGCTGAATATCATCTGCGCGTCCCGCACAGGATCAGAGCCGGGCGAACTAGCGCTCGAACTGAGGCTCATGCCCAGCGTTCCAGGCAGACCGTATAGCAGCCCATCGGCAGCCCACTGACCATCCTCCCCCAGCGCGAAGTAGAGGTGTTCCATCGCAGTCTTATCCGTGGCCCACTTCGAGAAGGCATCTGCGACGGGCATGACGAGAGGTGTAGCGGCGGCCCCGCCAATCGTTGCCGTTGCAGCGGTCTGCCACATAAGCGCGGGCATCGCACCTTTGCCACCATCCGCATATCGCAGCATGTTGGCCATGTAGTGGAACATCCAGTTTTTGAATGTCCCCATGAGGCTTCCCAGCGGTGTCGTCATATAAGCCGCGCGGTCCACAGTGCCCATGTTGAAGGCCATCTTCGCCATCATCTGCGCGCCGAAGACTTGCAGCCGTTCTCCTGAAAGCCCCTTAATCACCCCCACGTCGTAGGCCGCGCTTGCAGCAACCAGCCTCGTAATCTCATCCGTCTTCGTCAGGAGGATTTCATTCGCCGCGCCGAGGAACTTGACGAAGCTTCCCGCGTCAGCGAATGCTCCCTTCACGTCTTTCAGTATCGCGCCCTTGCTTCCAATCTCATCTTCGAGCACCCTTGGCGCCAGCGTCCGATCGGCGATCATCCTTTCCAGGAAGTCCCGATACGCCGGCTCCAGATTCTCTTTCGGCGTCCAGATTCTCTTAAACGCCGACTGCATCACCTTGAGTTCTGACAGCACCCCCACCGTTCCGCGGACGTTATTCGAGCTGTCCATCAACGCTGTGGTGAGGTAGTATTTCCCGAGAATGTCATCACTCGCATGTAGCGCGAAGGCCACCTCCGGCATCACTGTCTGAGCGATACCCGCGATGTTCAGAATCGGGTGCACTACGTTGCCGAAGTTCTGCGAGAACTGGAACAGAATCCCCTGCGTCGCCTTGGTGATCTTCGTCGCAGAGTCCGGACCAAACACTCCCATCGTCAGCGCATCAACGGCTTGGTTCTGCATTGCAGCAGCAGGACCTTCATCGCCCATCGAGCGCCGCAGGAAACTTTCTGCCGCTTCATACAGCTTCGGATTGGTGCGTTTCAGTTCGCCGAGTTCATCGACCAGCAGTTCTCTCTGAGCGATCTGCCGGAACCAGTTCTCTCTTTGCCTGATGTTGCCCTCAACAATGTCCGCCAGGCGGTCGGCCGTGACATTCCCTTGTTGAAGCTCATGCCCAAGCAGTCCGCCGCGAGGTTTCAGGAACCCAGGCTTGCGCGCCTTCCGCATTTCTAGCAGCAGATCGTCGGTGAAACTTCCATCCGCAATCCCTGCGGTGAAGACGCTTTTCCCTCTAGCAGCTTGGTCGAGGATGATTTTCTCCGCAGCCTCTTGCGCTTCCTTCGCGGAGTTGCCTGGGACCAAC